ACAATATAACTTAATTAAGAAAAAATGAAAATTATAATTACTATTCTTATTTGGGAATTATTAAAAACAATATTTTATAAACTTTTAAATCGTTAATTATGAATATGAAAAAAATCTATTATTTAGGACATCGAATTTTTGAAATTGCAGGGCAATATGTAGTGAGTTTAGACAATAGCTATCACAAAACATTGACAAGTGCAAAATGCCATCTTGATTGGTTATTAAATTAAAAAAAGAAAGGCCTCCTTTTTTAGAGGAGGCCTAATTGAATATATTTACTAACATTCAATACCGAAACCGGCAACTTTTTTCACCACAAATATATGCAAATATGAATTACACGCAAAAAATTTATTTTATTATACAGGAACGCAGGGGCGCCTGTTTACCCGACTTAATGGAGGTAACCAAGTACAAAAGAATTACAATATTAAGGGCATTAAGCAAATTGTTAATAACACGTAAAATAATAAGCCTGGACTATCTAGGTAGTAAGTTTTTCGTAATAAATCCTAAAAACCTATAATATGGCTAAAATACTCTATACCGCCATCGTTTTTTTCGATAATGGCAATAAGGTAAGGAAATACCGAAATATCTCAAATTTGGGCAGTTTTATGCGTTTTTTAGGGGAAATAGGCGCCCACTATTGCAATTTGTACTATAAGGAAACTAATGCCTATTATAAGCGGTTATATGCAAAATAAGGAAGGCCGTGTAGAAACACGGCCCGATGGATTCAAACCTTCAATTTTAACCTATGCAAAACTCGTTTAACTTAAAAAAAGTTGTTTTTCGGCATTCCGCCTATTTTGTAAACCTGTACTTATTTTTCCATCCGAATAGACCCATCTGTCAAATTCACTAGCCACCGCAGGTGCATTATAACCTGCATTCAATAATTTAAGCAAATTACTATTTTGCAAGGCTCCGCGCCCTAAATTATAACTAAACGAACTTAATGCAATTAATTGATTGTCGCTAACAGGTACCTTTACAATTGATTGTACAAAAGAATAATCCTTTTGCGCTTCTTTTAAGAGCCATTGTTTTGCGGTTTCTTTGCCAATAATATCCCCTTTTTGAACAGGTCTATTTTCATCCCAATTAAATCCACTTCCATAACCAACCGAATATTGTTTATTATCCCAATATGCGACAGGTGTAAATTTTTCCCATCCGCCAATAAAATTAAATATATTGTCGCTAATGGTTCCGAAAGGGGTTTTATTTAGTGCCTTTGCTATTCTTGTTCTTAACATATATAAAATTAGGGCCGTTGCCAGGATCCCTAGAACGGCCTTTTTATTTTTTGTCATACCATTATTTTGAATCCTGTGCTGATGCACCTAATAAAAAAGTGCAAATAGTTGCAACAATTTGACCTGCTCCCTGTAATTTACCTGTGCCACTTGTAGCAAAGTAACCTCCAATTGAAGCTAATAATCCGAAGATTGTAGTTTTTAAGTTTTTCATTCTTTGTCCTTTTTAATTTTTTTAATATTGTAAACGATTGTAGTAATTGAAGCAATCCCACTTAATAACATAAACAAGGTACCTGCAATCATATTAACTTGATTAATACTTAATATGTAAGTTCCTACGCTTAAAATTGCGCCTGTAATACTTGTATGGTCTAAATGATTATTGTTCATCTTTATCTAAAACTTTTTTTGCAATAGTGTTAAAGGCTTCTGCCACCTGTACTGCGGTGTCAATGTTTGCCATTACACCTTTTTTAATTGATTCGTCAATCAAGGCTTTGATAATTTCTAAGGCTTTTTGGTTTTCCATATATGTTTTGTTTTGATTAAACTAAGGTTAAATTTAATTGCGTTGCTCCCCATTGGTAAGCATAACTATTTGAATCTGGACTACTTGAATAAGCTATATAATCTGCATCTTGCATAATTAAGTTTCCTTCCGCTACTTGTATATTTTCACTTGTAAATAATTGCCAATAAAATGTAGCACTACTTGTTAAATTATCATTAATACTATTCATATTAAAAATAGTGGCTAAAACCATTATTCCATTGTACCATATTGATACAGGTTGTATTTCTTTCATATTAATTAATATTATTTTTTACTAATTTATTGTTTAATTCTTGAATTGCTTTTATCATTATTGGAACTAATTTTGAATAATCCACTCCTTGATAATCTGTTCCATCTTTTATTCCGCTAACTGCATAAGGTAATATTTTTTGCAATTCGTGGGCAATTACTCCGTCCATTCTATTTTCTAATCCTTTCCATTTAAAATCATAAACTTTTATTAATGATAATTTTTCTAAACCATTAATTTGTTTAAAATCTTCTTTTAATCTATAATCACTTGTAGTGTTATATAAAACTGCATCAGTTAAACCTGCTCTTTGTATGCTACCTATATTACCACCACTTGCTTTTCTAAAGTATAAAAAATATGCGTTTGACGCATCATCACTATCTCTCATATCAATACCAACCTTGCTAGTAAAACCGGAATAAATATTAAACTTACCATTTAAACCTGTTGTACCAACTTCTAAAATATTTGCAACATTTACAACACCTGAATTTCCAATAACAAAAGCATCACCTACTGAATAAGTATTAAAACTATAATTTAAAGATGTTGATGTACCTGTTGCATATAATGTACCATCTCCACCTGCTGCATTTTTAAATAATATTGCTTGATTACCTGAACCTGCTTGTATTATTATAGCCCTTCCTGTTGCAGATGCAGTACCAAACGAGCTTCCATTAACATTCGAACGAATTGTACCACTAACGTCTAATTTATATCCTGCATCGGTTGTTGTTCCAACTAATACGTTTCCACCGGCTACATTTAATCCTAATGGTGTATTTGCAGTACCTTGCCAAACTGCTTGAATTTCTCCTCTACCTGTTGTTGCATCAATACCAAATAACATTTGTTTTCCGGTAGTTCCAGATGCTTCACCTATTCTCATTATAGTACCTAAAGCAGATACCACTTGTAATTTTGATAATGGGGAAGCCGTACCAAAACCAAAATTTCCGGTAGTGTTTATATAAGAAGGAGAATTATTTGCGTGAAGTGTTATAGTAGTAAAAGTAGGAGATGTCATTCCTAAAGTATATGAATCATCCGATTCTCTTAATGCTACAAATCCTGCACCTAAACTATTATTAATTTGAATACCATAACCACCCGAAGCAACATTACTTAAAATTAACGGCCCTGTTAAAGTTCCACCTGTTAATGGCAAATAAGAACTTAAATCACTTGTTAAAGCTAAAGTACCTGTCGTAGCAGGAAAAGTGTAATTATATCCTGCTAATGTTTGAAAAATAAAATTGGCACCACCGGTTCCATTTGCTAAAGCAAAATTAACACCATTAGTTGAACCATATATATTTGTATATGAAGCAGTAGCACCACCACTAGCATATCCTAAATTTAAACCATTTTGTACGTTTTGTATTCCGGTAGTAGTAACATTTGCACTTAAAGTAATTGCATTTGTAGAACTATTTATTGAAAATGGTGTATTTGTTAAACCATTATTATAAATATCGAAACTATTAGCACCTGCATTATAGGTATTACCTATTCTCCATTTACTTACACCTGCGTTTTGAAAAACTAAATAAGCATTGCTTGAGCCTGTACCATTAAAAGTAGCATTTGTGCCTGTTCCGTGAATATCTAAAGGAGCACCTGGACTATTTGTACCTATACCTAATCTTTTATTAGTATTATCCCAAAAAAATGTTGAATTACTTTGACTTTCTAAACCACTTGTTCCTGCAAATAAAACTGAACCTGCGGTGTTTCCTGTATTTGTAATTGAATTACTAGACAATCCACCTGCGGTAATTACTATGCCTGTGGCAGTAGTATTACCATTTAAACAAACACTACTTAATGTTCCGCCACCTACTCCTGCGTCCGCTACTAACGTCCACGCGGAACCTGTGTCCTCAAAAATTTGTCCGGAATCAGTAGATATAAATAACCTTCCTGCAAAACCATAAGTAGGTCTATTTGCTAATGTATCGGTGTACATTGCCGGAGTTCCTTTTTGGTTTAATATATCGTAAAATACTCTTACACTCATTTGAATTAATTTGTGTTATTACACGTTTAAATATCTTTTACGAACCACTACTACGTTGTTACCTGTTGTTGTTGTTCCAAAATTTACAAAAAATCTTTGGCTTGTTACCTCACCTGTATTACCCGAAATTTCAAATTGTTGGTTAGGTTGCAAAGTAATATTTTCAATTTTGGCTACACTCGTACCATAATTAATAAAAGTTAATCCATTGTATGGATAACCACCAACGTATTGGCTCGTATCACAGGTGTAAAAATCTACCTCGTATTTTAATGCGGTTATATTTATATCAGTCATTTTATATAGTATTTGGAATGTTACCTAATTTTTTATATCCCGAAAGTGAAAAATGTGCGCGGTATGAATTATCTGCAATTACTTGGTTATTTATATCTAAAGTTTGCACAATTGGTACACCTGTATCGTTAGATGGGGCCGCCGGATTAGGTGCGGTTGGATAATCCAATAATGCAGTTGCAGAACCTTTTTTTCTATAATATAAATATAGACCTAAGCCTACTATACCTAATAATATTAATGTTTGATTACTAAACATTTTTTTTTCTTTTTTCATACTTTTATTTAATTATATTATAAAAATTCTCCTCTATCTAATTCACCTACTTCAATACTTCCTTTTAATGTTGGTGTTGTATTATACCATATAAAATCAGAAAGAAAATTTTGCCCACTTCCATAACCACCACCACCGCCACCAAAATCGCCACCACTTGCACTACCACCACCTCCACCACCGGTAGATTGTTGTGGATTAAATAATAAACTATCAAACATACTTAATGACATCGGCGGTTTTTCCGTATCGGTTGGTATATCTTCTGCCGGGCCATATTGTCCTTTATCTAATTCACCTACTTCAATACTTCCTTTTAATTCCGGAGCAGGTGCAATTGGTGGAATATAAATATCAATAGGAGGATAATATACAGGTTGACTAGGTGTACTTACAAAATAATCACCTCCTCCACCTCCTCCATATTCTCCTTTATCTAATTGGCCTACTTCAATACTTCCTTTTAATTCGGGAGCAGGTGTTTCATATACAGGAAAATTATAAATTGGTTCCGGTCTTGTATATACAGGTGGCTCATATATTGGCGCACTTGGATATTGTATTACGGGCATTATTTTAATAATATCCAAAATAGGATTTGTTAACACCGGAAGCGCACTAATTGGACTAGGTTGTGTTGGTTCAATATATACAGGTTCGCTAGGTGCATAAATGGGTTGCACAGGTGCCACATAAACAGGACTTGGTGCAATCGGTTGCATTTCGCTACCGCCACCTGTCGTTGGGGGAACGACAGGTGCTATTGTACTTTTCTTTTTAAAGAATAAATATAAACCAATTCCTGCGACTGCCATAAGCAATAAGTTTTTTTGGTCGTTGTTTTCCATTTTAAGCGGTTTGAATATCATTTTTAAAAACAAAGCCAGGTATTCCATTCATAAAACTTTCACCAATTACAACGGAATACATTTCAGTTCCTTTGGTTCCTGTCATTGTCATTCCAATTCCATCGGTGTCGTAAGTATAAATAACATCCATATTATTGTCAAATACCTGTGTTCCTTCTTTGGAAAATATTTGTGTTGTTCCGCTTGGAACATTATTTTGATAATCTAATACTTTTACATTTCCTGTTAAATTTGTTGATTTTTTAAAGGATGAAAAAAGTACATATGCTATTGCAAGACCTCCTAATACTTTTATATATTGAAATTTATTAGATTTTACTCTTTTTCTAGTTGTCTTTTTTTTCTTAGATGCTCTTTTCATATATTAAAATCTAAATTTTATTCCTTTACGGGAATAGTTATCATTAATTTTGTTTATTTCAGTTCGGTTTAAATTACCTATAATAAATTGAACTAAATCTTGCATTCCACCGGTAGGCACTCCAAAAAAATACTCTTGTCTTTGTCCGAATGTATCGTACAAAATTGAAAAATCTGCATCATTTTGCACTCTAGCTATTTGCATTCCTGCATCACTTTTATTATCACTTATACCGGAATGGTATAAATCATTATAAATATTATTAGCAATTATTTGCCACTCTCCCCTGCTTTTTGTAGGTGTTTGAGTTATAATAGATTGGTTTAAATAATCTTGAATATTTTGTGTTTGAGTTAAATCTTGTTTAATTTGGGCATCACTTTGCATAAATCCCAATTTAATAAGAATAGGTTTTAATATTAAAAAATAACCTGCGCCAATACCAATTGCGTAAGTTATTATTTTTGTATTTGGATTATTTTCTGCCATTTTATTAAAGGTTAAAAAAGTTATAACATTGCCAATAAAGAAGATAATTTAATACTATTCATTTCGTTTAATTTCCTTAAATGCTCTATTGTTACACCTTTATTCATTAGATTATTTAATATTAAAATTGGTTCTTCCTGTGGATCATTAATACCGGCTATTCCACCTGGCATTCCTATACCACCATCATTAATACCTAAAAATTTACTTACTCCTGCTATCATTAAACCTTGTATTTGAGGATTTTTTAATAATTCGGTAAATGTATCTTTTTCAACAGGTTCATCAATTTCAAATTCCCTTTCACTTAATTTAGATAATATTAAGTTTTGATTTTCAATCATTGCTTTAAGTAAGCTAGAATTTTCATTATCTCTTACTCCTGCAATATGATGAGGATTATATATAGCACGTTCAAGTTCGGCAGGTCTAAATTGAATTGAACAATAATGAGGTGTAACGTTAGTTATGTATCCTGCTTTATCTTTTGTAGGGTGTAATTTTAATGTTAATAGACTACCTACCCCATTTTGTTCAAAAGCGGATATATTCTTTTCTAATATTTGTCTTCCTGCGTCTTGGTCGTCATCATTCCAAGAAAAATTAAGTTGTTTTGGCCCCGACCATACAGAATAATATGGAGTGGACGCGTTATCATCGTACCACTCCATTATTCCTCGTGTGCCTGTCACCATTGCGTTATTAACAGCCATACTATTATTTTTTAAAAATGGTAATAAATACCAAAAGAATAAGCTACACCTGTGGTAGCTAATGCAGTTGGTAATACTACATAAGATTTTACCCACGAAATTGTAATACCATTAACCGCAGGAAGTTCAAAAGTATATGGATCACTAGCACTATTTACAATGTTATTTAAACCCAACATAGGTGTATTATAAACTAATTGTAAATCGCCCTCGTATAAAGTCAAAAAAGACTTTTTTAAATCCGCAGTAGTTACCGGTGTGCTACCTGTTAAAGGAGTTGCAGTAATTGTTCCCGCAGTATATACTTGAATTGCAGTTATTTTAGCATTACGCAAGTTAGGTAAATCCGGGAAATAAAAACGGGTTAACGTGGAACCACTAGGAACCGCGATTTCTACCGCTTCAAATCTATCGATACGTATCATAAATGCGTTTTAAAAATTATAAAAATGGTGGTAATATCCGACCACCGGCGGTAGCGTTTAAACTTCGCAAAAGTTATTTTACTGAAGTACAGTTTTGAGCTAAAATACCATA